GTGCCAAACTTTTTCTCTGCTGTAGAAAGCTGTGCATCACCACTTGCAGTGAATGGGCGTAGGGGGTTGAGTTCTCCATCAACACCTGTGAGTCCTGCTGCAGTATGAACAGTAAGACTTCCTACAGAACCTATAGCACTCACACTGTTCAGTGCTTCTGTAGTCTGTGCTTCTATTGTTCCTAGCGCGGTTGTTCCGCTTACACCATCAACAGGAACACGGTTGATTGACCGGATATCTAGTCCTGCACCGTTAAGTGTAAATGTAGCAGATACACCCGTAAGTTTTTCTGCGACGTTTACAGTAACAGTATTTACCGCGCCTGTAGCAGAAACACTGCCAAGTGCTTCGTCTACTTTTGGTTCAACTGTTCCGATAGACCCAGTAGCACTGACGCTACCAAGTGACTCTACGATGTTTACAGTCAGCGTACCAGCAGAGCCAGTTGCGCTTACACTATTCAGGCGTTCACTGATGTCAATTTCAAATCCGTTGATAGCAACAGTTTGAATTGAACCGGTGGCACTGACTCCCGTTAATGCAACATTAGGCGATACAACTCCGTACAGCGGGGAGCCATAAACACCAGTTCCGTATATTGCATCAGAGGAGTCGTAGAACGCCATGTTCTACCCCTTACGCAATACGAATTACAGCGTTGCTTGCGTCAGCGGCAGGAAATTCAATAGTCAAGTCACCGGCAGTAGCAGAAACAGTACCACCAAAGTCAATAACAGCAATGGCAGAGTTACTGTTTGCTGTGTTGTAAATAATACAACCGTCAGCAGAAACCGTTACGTTGCTGAATACTTCGTCGGTAAAGTCTACAATAGCAGTAGAACCATCAAGAGTGATTGACGCACCGTCAAGTACCTGACCACCGGCAGTGTAGTTTGTGCCGGATGCTTCGTCAGAGTTACCTGTTACGTCAGAGTAATTAGTTGTGCTGGCGTTGTAAGTGCCAGTAGGGGATGCTTTAATCAGAGCAAGTTTAAGCGAATCCGTGTCCAAATCGTGAAGACCGCCCAACAGTTCTGTTTTAAAGCTATTACACATAGCAGTTGTGATTGCCATTAGGTTTTCTCCTTTTAGGCGAGGTTAAAGTGCAGTTTCGTAATACTCTTCCAGAGATATTGAAATATTCACCGAACTGTTTGCACTAGCCAGTCCGCGAATCTTGTCGTTCTTCACCAAGAACAGGGGATAGTCAGTAATCTGTAACAACGAGTTGGCGGGAAGTTCTACCGCTTCGGCCAACGTGTAATATGTTGTGGTTGCAGCGTCGTACCAATCAAGACTAAATGTAACTGCGCTACCAGACTCGTTGTTTACATAAATGCTGTTAATGTCGGCGTTAAATCGGGCAGGGACAGTGTAGATGTCTTGGTTCGATGTGGTTAGCTGTGCAGCAAGGGTGCGTTTTTTGCGAACTTCCATCCCTACACTCCGTTGGTCAAATCATAAAAGATAAGTGAGCCAATAGCTGAACCTGCAGGTGTACCTGTTACGGCAGTACGAATACCAACCGTCATAATATCGCTTGTGCCACCTATTGTTCTACCAAGCTGCAAACTAAACTTGTAACCTGTTGGTGCGTCAACGCCACTACCAGCCTGTACAGTATTTGTAATATAATCTAACTGCACAACTTCACCACCTGTCATTGCGGTAGCACTTACATCATAATCCACATTGGTAAATGTGCTGGTATCCCAAGATGGGCTTGTTAATGTGGCATTACGAACAAGTGTTATAATGTAATCTTGTCCAGTAGTAGGCAAGACTTTAACAATTTGTGGAAGTACAACAGCATCAAGAGAACCACTATTCAAACGGACGGATACTAAAGGTAAAGTTGTTAGACCGATACTTGAAAGCGTAGTAGTTCGTTGTGCAGCCAATTCGTTTACATCTTGTTGGTAGCCACCTTCGCTTATGACTGTGCTACAAATTTGTTTCATTGTAGCGGCAGAACTAATAGTATCTGTTGCGGTAATCTCGTAACGTATCGGCAGAATAGCTGTCTTCATATATACTGAAGACAAGTTATTAGCGTTGTGAAATTTGTGGCAGATTATATTCTTACCATCAATTACAAAACCTACACGAACTGTGCCAACGCCAAGCCACTCGTAGTCAATTAAAAGAATCTGTGTTTTCGTTTCATCTAGTGTGTATCCGCTAGGACCAGTACCATCCAGTTTATCTACATTCCAGTTAGCCTGTGTCACATACCGTGCGTCACTTGCACTGCCGCTTGTTGATGTACGAATTACAAAACGTAAATCTGTTTCATTCTGTTCAAAGTACACACCATCATTAGCACCAAAGTATCCTACACGTTGGCGTAGATTAGCCTGTGATTCAGCCATTGCAAAGGTAGCAAGGGTAAGTAGTGACTTCCCCGGTTGGTATGGAAATACACGTTTTGTTTGCCTTATGACTTCACCAGTAGCAGTACCTACCGTCATAGAGTTACTACTTTCGTTAGGTAAATGAGCAAATGCCCCACTTCCTGTTGAACTGGTATCAAACTGTGGGTCAGCTTGAAAACGGTTCTGGCTATCAAACAAAGTGTATGGTTGACTTATACGCAGTCTACCAAACGCATCAACTGTATGGTCAGCAAATGCAACATCATTACCAATAGTACCAAATATTACCTTACTTGGATATGAGGTGATGGACATGTTAGCTTACTTTTCTATAACGACGTACTTTTTTAGCTATCTTCTTCGGCTGTTTAGCCACCTGCTTGCCAGCGCGTGTAGCTGTTCGCTTGGCACGAGTCGTAGCCGCGTACTCCTTCGAACTAAGGGCTTTAATTGCCTTTTCTGGAAGATAGCGTTCGCCCGTCGCTTTCGGGCCTTGTGTAGACGGCTTGCCACTCTTTGTGCGCCACTTTTGTTTGGTCCATGCACGAAGGCTCCTTTGTGGTTTTTTAATAGCCATTAACTTTCGCTATCCAAGACATCAAGTGCTTCCAAGCGGCTGTTAGCAGTTTCCCACATTTGGACCGCTTTATCCATTTCTTCAAGCAAATCCGGATGCTCACCCACAGCAACAGGATTTGTCGCGTAATTTTTGTAAATAAAGAGTGCATTCTTTTTCTGGGCCTCGTATTTATATCTTAAAGCGTCAAAAGCAAGTCGTTTCATTTCGTACCCCTCAAACAGCATTATACACTCTTTTTTCTAATTTGGCAAGACTTATTTATTGACAGCAAGCCAAAGAATAAACGAAATAAACGAAACGACTACCGCACCAAACAGAATGATTGCGATAATTTCAAGAAACTTACGACGACGTTCGCGCTGGCGATACAAAGTTTCCTGCCGCTGTTTGCGGATGTCAGCTTCCATACGGATGAGTTCGTCCCATTTAGACTGGCCCATCGTGTATTGTATCCACGTCTTTAGTTCGTCTCGCTGCTTTTCCGCTTTGGTTTTTGCAGCAAAGGCTTCCATAGCCTCTTGTTCGACGGACGAACCTGCAAACAGCTTTTTAAAGATAGGCGGGTTCTTTGCTTCTTTTTCTGCCTGTTCCAAATCGGACAGGGCACCCATCCATCGGCCCAAGTCGCTGGCCATCTGTTCGATGTCACGACCTACCTGAAAACCTTTTTTTATTGTGTTAAAAGCCGCCGAAGCGGTTGCCATTGCGGTAATCGGGTCCATCAGTATACTCTTACGTTGTCGGTGTTGATGTATTTAGGTACGCAGTATGCCGTGACCCTATCTTTGGGGTCGATGAAATCTTTGTATTGAAAGTTTCCGTATCTTTGGGTTATCCTTTTTGCAAAGTAATTACAGCGGTCAATGTTCCAAAAGTACATGTCCTGACTGGCTGGTCTTCTAAAATCTCCCGTTCCAAGATAGACCAGAAGTAAAAATACGTGTTCCATTAATCACGGTATCCGCCCCCTGCGGCTTTGTATTCGCGGGCTAACATCTGCGCTTTGCGGGCTGACCACTGACCAGCTTTGCCGCCCTTGCTCCCAGCTTTAATCTTTTCGAACAGTCGCTTTCTCAATGCGGGCTTAGTATAGTTGCCAGCCTCATTAACTCTACTTTTGCTCTTCGCTTTAGGCTTCGACGATTTGCCAGCTTTTCCAACGCTGCCGCCTTTCGCTTTCTTTTCAACACCCGTGATTTTGCCAGCATTTGCTGTTGCGTAGAAGACTTGTTCACCTTTACGGCCCCCGTAGGTTCGCTTCATTGAAGACATGATTTCTTGGCCCTTTTTAGTCAAAGGCATCTTAGAACTCTCCTGTTTTCATTGCATCCGAAAGCTTTTTAGCCCGTCCACCTACTTGACGTGCCCATCTCGAATCCATCATCTCAAAGCTTGCGGCTTCAAAGTCTCCGCTGTGGATTGCGTTCCACATGTTTTTGAATTTGCAAAGGCGTGGCACACCCATATTGAAGGCCATGTCCATCAAAACCAGTTGGCGAACCGCAGACAACTCCTCAACACAAGGATGTACTCGTGCCAGTTCGTTTTCTACAATCTTGATGTCATTCAAGGCTAAATATCTTGCATCCGCTTCTGTGATACCGTGTTCGTAAACAACAGCCATAGAAGGAATGTCCATGTAATCCAGTTCTTCTTTACTGATTCCCCTGTCCTTTAAATTACGCCCGATACCAATAGTGTCGATGCCAAGAGAATCTTCGTACACGGTAAGAACCATGCCTTCGTGTTCAATAAGTTTATCTAGAAAATGTGATTCGTTGTATTTCATTTTTTATTTTCTCCGCCCATCCAGATACCAAACGCACCGGTCATGGCACCCATTACAACGCTTACAAAGGCGGATTGTGACGCTGTTGGGGCGTCCAAGTTCATAAACCACTCTGCACAACGCCAACTCATCAGAGTCATTGTCAGCATCATCAGTCGAGGTAGTATCTTCCATTGAAGGAGTCTTTCCATCGTGACTTCAGCCATTTTTATTTCTTTCCAAAGAATTTTGTCGCGCTGCGGACTCCAAAGCTTGCAGCAACAATAACGCCCAAGCTGTACTGGTACCATTCAGGCATTTGCTCCAGTTGTTGAAATCCGTGGGATACGACATCTTCCATTCCGGGGATGAACGCGAGAATCAACGGTACTGAAAACAAAATAACCAGCCACTCATCTTTCCACGAGTTCTGGCTACCTTTTATTGCCTCTAAGTCCCAGTCGATTTCGCCGGTTGCTTTCTTTTCCATTATGATTGCTTCGGCTTTTGCTTTGGCAACCTTTGCACCTGTTTCAGCTTTTGTCTTTTCGACTTTGCCTTCTAGCCAAGTGCCAGCTAGCTGTGTAATCGGACCTACAAGTAGATTTAGCATTTCCACCTCTTCCGTGCTTGTCTAAGACGGCTGTTCGGGTCTTTTGCTGCTTTGGGAAACTTTTTCATTTGTCCAGCAGAACGGGCACAAAAAGATTTGCGACGCTTGGCATCTTTGCTTCCCGCCTTTACTTTCCCCGTGACTGCTGTCTTTAGTTTGCTACCGGGGTTCTTTTTTCTGTACTCTTTCACACCTTTTGCAGTCATTCCTGCGCCAGACTTGGTAGGGCGGTAGTTCGCACCCTTTCCTGTCGTGGTTCTTTTAATGGGTGTTTCTTTTTTGCGTGGCATAGTGGGTTTATCCCCGCAGGTGGTTCCCTGCTTATATCACAAAATTAAAAGGGTGTCAAGGGGGCACGTGGCCCCCCTGACGTTTTAATTAGGCAGAGGTGAACGATGAAATCGCAGTCTCGCCTGAACCCATGTCGCAGATAACTGCAAACACACGGGCTTTACCGTCGAACGTGGCAGTGTCAACTGTCAGGTCAATGGTGTCAGCAGCAGTGTACAGCTTCATTGTACCTGCAGCGTTGTTGATTTCGTGACCAACAGCCGTGGCAGGAAGAGCCGAAACATACAGGTCATCATCAGAGTCGCCCATGTCCAACACACAACCAGCGTTAGCTGTTACAGTTACAACTTCCACACCAGCGGCAACCACCAGCGTGTTAGCTGGAATTGTCAAAGCTTGGAAAGTATCTGCAGTGGTCAGATTGGTTGTTGAGAAGTCAGCCATAACTTCAATGACTTGAAGCTTGCGGCCAACAGGGACGCCAGCAACGGCGTTAGTTACACTAAGAGTAGCCATTATCTAGTCCTCCCTATTACACGTTTACAACAGCGCGAACGATGGCTTCTGGACGCAGAACCTTACGGCCAAATACGTGCAGACCACGAACGATGTCGCTGAATGTTTCGGTTGAACGAACAACTTCTGTCTTTGC